CTATTTATATAGATTGGGATGATGGTGACTCTAACAAAAAGAGTGAAGCTAATTTCCAATGGGTACAATTTGATACTCCAATAAGCTCTACTGTGGTAGAACACACTTACACCCGAACAGGCACATTTAAGCCTGTTATACAGACAGTTAACTCGCAAGGTATATTTTCTAAGTACTTTGCTAATGAATCAAGTAACAGCGATATAGCGCCATTTGAGCAATCAACACGTATAGGTAGCATGGGTGTCTCTGATAAAGATGCCACCAGCGTAATTAACTTAGAGAATAAGCAAGTGCTCAGTGGTATAGATAATAGTTACTTTGATAAGTATGGCGCTATGGATATTTATCTTAGTGTCGCTCCTACACTTTCTCAAACAGATGTTCCAAGTATCGCTCCAATGATAGATGTGGAAATGGAGGTAGTATATGGGTTAGTATCTGGTAGTGAAGGTTCTAGCGCTGGTGGTTCACAGGCTTTGATTACTAAAAGTTTTACAGGGTCTACTACATTAGACGCTGGTTCTGGTGTAGAAAAGATTAATGATGCATCTTATAAAGTTAGAAGAATAACTAAAGTAAAGTGGGTCAATAGTAAAAGTGATGTTGATACATATACACAGGTAGATAATTATAATAAGGTTAAATTATTCATAGTTACATCAGGTGCAACGTTAGCCGCAGGAGGTGGTAACTTAGTACCATATTACCCAGTTACATATCTTAGTGATGGGTCACCAGTAAAGATAGCAGATGATTCTAGACGTAATGTTAATTTTGATATGGCACAGAGTAGAACTGCTGCATCTAATACTTCTTTGACTAATTATAGATATGATAATGGAAAGAACTGGTTTAACCCACAAGATGTGTGGGCCAGTGACTCAAGTAAACTCACTGCAGTTTCTGGTACATCTGCTGGTTCTTATAATGTTTCTTATACTTACAGCCCAAGACCTGATGGTCTTATGCAAAAGGGTGGTAACACTGATTCTGGTTCTGATTATGTTTTAGCATTTGGTGCAGGCAGTAACTACAAATGGGTAACTGCTGCTACACAAGAACCAAGACAGGACCAATTTATATTAGATGACTTTAATAGATTTGTTCCACAAGGTCACCTTCTCCGAACATGGGTTAGTGGTAATGGTGGAAAGGGTAGTACAATAGATACTTATAAAGGTATATTTAGAATATCACCTGCTCTCAATTGGGACAACCTTGCCGACCAAAAAACAGTAGGTGGTGTGTCTCAGTCCATATGTAGAAATTACGAAGATACAGGGGCTGCAACACCAGACTATACTGTAGATACAACTGTCTCAGCCTACAATAATACTGCTGGAAACAGCGGTGAAGTAGATTTAGATGCAGTTAATACTTTAGATTATGAAGATAGAGAAGGTAATGATAGAACTGCATATGAATATGTATTATTAATTGGAGATAAAAAACATAATAAGGTTTTTGTTCAAGCTTCTCCTTACGCTAAAGACTTAATGTCCAATGTATCTGGTGGTACAAACCAAACTGAGATAGCAGGTTTATATTATTTACATGCTGAGAATAACAAGAATCCACTAGCAAACATATATTGGAAACCATTGAAGTTCACAGACAATACTAAATCTACTGTAGAATATAGAGATACAAGTGGAGACACATATATAACTACTGGTGCATCATTTAGTAAATCTGGATTTGTAGAATTTGATGAGCCATTAGATTGGTCTGCTGTATCTATGTATGATTTAATGGGTAAGAATTCTGATTATGCTGGTTGGGGTAACGCTGAAGGTAGTGCAGTGTCTGCAACACCTACTGCTAATAACTTCGAATTTAAGATTACAGCAACATGTAGTGCTACTGGTACATCTACACAAGGTAAGACAGCTACCTTTGTAAGAACTGCTGATACATGGCCTACTGCTTTGTCAGGTAATACAGATGGTATAGGTGCATATAAATACTTAGCTGTATTGCATTCAGGTAATATGGTAGGACCTACAGCTAATGCTGGTGCTGCTTTCTGGGTAGCTGATGGTTTTGATGATGGTTATGATGGAACTAATACTTTTACATTACAGGTAGGTGATAAATTATTCTGGGGTGGAGGTAACCCTGCAGTCTATGGAAAGTTTATAACTACATCAGAAACCTATGTATTTACATTTAGAAGAATTAATTGGTATGATGTTATAGATGGTGCAAGTAAAGTGTGGAGTAATAACCCCACTGGTGCTGCTGCGGATGCATTTATATTAAATCCTGTTGATTCTAAAGATGGTGGTACATGGTTAAATTATTTCTCATTTATATCTGGTTCTGCTGCAGGTAGTGCTATGAATAGTAAATGGGGTAATAATGATTATTATGTTTTAAAAATGGTACTCAAAGGTAATAAATATCAAAGTGGTTCAACGCAATCATCCCCTGCTACAGGTAGTGGTGCTGGTGTAATGGGTCCAGAGGTATGGAATATATTACCATATGATAATTCTTTTTCACAATATGTAGAAGAAGTAGATGACCATGCATATTCTTTAATATCTCTACCAATAACTAGTGATATATCTGTAGGAAGAAAGGGTAACTATTATCAAGCAATAACAAGGAAGGGTAGAGTATATTTAGCTAAGACTGGTGTGAATATAGAAACAATATCATTTAGTAGTGTAGCTTTAGGAGATGAGAGTAACTCTATAAGTTCTCAGTTCGATGAACACGGTCCGGGTACCTTATATGGTTATTTACGTAAAGTTAGAAATTTACAAAGTGAAGGTGCTAGAGTGTATTGGGATGAAAGACAAAAGGATGGTACGTATGTACGTTTCTGGGGTGTTATAACTGATGTTACAGATACCAGAGGTGCAAGTGGACCTCGCTCCGTTGTCAATTATACTTTTAATATGACTGTAGAAGAGATAGCACTATATGATGGTAATGGATTAATGATATCTGATATATATCCTTTAGGAGGCATAGAGGATGTTAGAACTTACTCCTAAGATTTTTATTGATGGTATTGAAATTGATTTTATAAATGCTGGATTGTCTCAACAAGGTAGTCTTAAAGCAGGACAATTAGATTTTACAATTCCTACATCTACTGGAGTAGGTCTTAATTTTTGGAATAAAGAAGTAACTATGTATATGGATTCTAGTGATGGTATACCATTGTTTAGAGGTTGGATAAAAAGAGTTAAAGAAAATTATAATGATATACAAATACATGCAGAAGATGCTATTGGTTACTTAATTAAAGGTGGTGAAAAAGAAAATGCTAAGATTGCTTTGGATGATAGAAGTAATTTAGATGGTCTTACTGTGGGTGCTGCTATTATAAAAGCTATAGAGTTAGCTAAGTTAGATGATAAACTTAAAACAGATTACATAGGAGATACAAGTCCTATACTATCTACATCTACAAACCCACTAAGAGGTACATTATCAGTAATGGAAATAATAACTACACTTCTTTCTCAAGCAGTTAATACAGGCACTACAGACTTACCTAGACCTAACATAGCCAAACTTGTAGATGATGGCACTAATTCTCAGTTCGTAATAGAATTAGAAGCAGACGTAGATAACTCTACCATATCACATATATATACTGAATGGGATAACATATTAAATCTAAACATAATAAATAGAAAAATACCCACAGTAATAATAGTTAATGGTAATGGTGTCAAAGGAACATTTACACATGACAGTGCTATAACTGCACTGGATAGAACTTATCTAGAAGTAACTAATAATGATTTACTATCTCCAGCAGAGTGTAAAGACTTTGCACAAAAAATATTTAAAGCTAATCTCAAAGTACAATATGAATATACGTTTGATACGTTCGAAGGTATATACTTAACTGAGAACAGCGTCATTAGAATATTAACTGGTGAAGATGAATACGATGGAAACTATAGAGTACTTGGTAAAAATGTATCATTCACCCCATCTAGTTATAGTATGAGTGTGTTAATCAATAGAAAACCACCAACCTTAGCTGAGTATATTAGTACTAGAGATAATTAATCTCTTGGGTTTCCTATAACTCCATCGTTTCTAGCTTTAGTAGGGGCGTAATCACCAGCGTTTGCTCCACCACCAGATACTTCTGAACCACCGGGATTCATTGTTCTAGCTGAGACTGTGCCTGCTGGTTGCATACCTTCAAACTCTCCGCCACCTAATTTAACTACAGAATCGATTCTACCTTCGGAGTTGAGTCCTGCGTCACGGCCCATCTTGCGTCCGTATCCTGTTATATCTTTTTCGAATTCCATGTTTAGATTTCACACTTATCCCCAACACAAGCGAACTCACTCTTACCTTGAGTGTTGTCCTCTAACTCGTATTTGGAGAGTTGTGTATAATCAATTACGGGTAGTTTCTTTATAAGCCTTTCGTAGGTTCTAGCGTCTATTTCTTCATATGGGGCCAATTCATACTTACCCCCATCATATGGTAAGAAAGACACACCATTGATTATTTCCCAGTTTTTATACACCCAGTTACCTACTTCAAACCATTCATCATCTCTAACATATACAGTCATACTAGCATTATGTTCACACCAGTTATGTTGTAAGTTTTTATAATGACTTAGTTGTTCTAAAGCAGTAACATCTTTACGGGTAATACAACCGTCTGGAGATTTGACAGGGAATTCTAATACCCATGTGGTGGCATTACTTTTGTCTTGTCCGTTCTCTGGGAAGCAAGGAATCCCTGCATCTCTCATCATCATAAACAGTGGGTCACGGGCTGCAATTCGGTAACGACGTATGTAGTATTGAGAGTATCGTGGATGTACTCCTGATGCTGAGTCTACAAGTTGTGAAACAGTTCCTGATGGCTTGACACAAGTAGTCGCAACTGGTACATTAACGTCTAAAACCTTAGCTGCTTTACGAGAAATGCGTATAACACGGCTTTTAAGCGCCTTTAAGGCCTCCGATGTTAAAACCGAAGGGTTATCCATTTGACCAGTCAAACTGACTCCTAGCAGCCTTTCTACGTCACAGTTCTTTTTCCACTCTTTTCTAAGATATGGGAACTCAGTGAAGGTTGATTGTATCACACCTAGCCATGTTGCTGTCTCAACTTTGTCCAGCAAAGTATCTAAGTCATCATCTGCTCTAACTACTACTTCCGAAAGGTTACAGAATTCCATATCCCGCAACATTATTTCTCCACAGGGATTGGTTCCCTGAATAAGAGGAGCGTAACGTCTCGATGGAGCCTTGCTCTGTGCAGCACTAAGATTAAATATACCTCTTTCTCCAGTGCCTGATAGAGCTAATGACGCCCATTCTTTCAAAAATTGTGCTGCGGAAGGCTTCTCCCTAAATATCGCACTATTGTTTGCCATAGCACGTTTTATAGGGAAAGGCCATTCCTTAGCGTGACGCATGTCTTTGTCATCAAGGTCACTCAATGAGATTTGTGAGCTGCGTCTAACTCCACCCACTACTACAATCTCTGCAATTTGATTACATATATCGTGAGCTTCGAGTGTTGTGAGCTTTCGACCTTGTGCGTTGTGCATTGTTTCACGAATGAAATCATGCAGCTTGACTAATGGTGCTGGTCCTGAAGCACGTCCACCCATAGTCATGAGTCTAGCACCCTCAAGTCTTATAGCACTATAATCAAAATAAATGTTCTGACCTTTGTATAAACTACCCATTAGAGTTTTTACAGAGTCAGCCCAACCTGCTTTGGAATCTTCTATTAATATCTTAGCAAGTCCTTGACCAGATTTAATTTCTGGTATGGAAGGTAACTTATCTACCTCTTCTGCCTCAACTGAGAAACCAAACCCAGTTCCACACATAAGAACATACAGACATTCAGCAAAAGCATCGATACTATTTATCTTAGCGAAGGAACAGTTATATATTGAAGTGTTATCTGCCTCTGCTGCTGGACCTGCTGCCCATAAAAATCTCATAGAAGGCATGACTGCAAACTCTGTCATATACTTTCTAATCTTATTTACAGTCTTCTCAGGTATATCTGGTCTTTGTGTAATTATAAAGTTAATAAATCTTTCTATTGTTTCCGGCCAGTCTTCTCTTCTAGCCTCTTCTTCTAACCAACGTGAATACGTTCTTTTATATATAAATTCTGCTACTTCGTTCTTAAACATTTTACCACTCCAATTGCGGTTTCATTTTATAGTTTATGCTACTATATAAGCTTTTTTCTAATTTTAAAAAATACTATTTAAAGTCTGTTAAGACGCGCCGTGCGCAAGTGCAATTCTTTTTAGAATCACACTTACAACGACTTAGTGTAGTTAATAGACTCACACTTTTATAAAGACGCCATCCTCGAAATATCCGTGGACACCATCTTTAACATATATATCCTTACCAAAATGGTCAGGATGCTTAGAAGGACCTTCTAACCCATCCCATGGATTAGCTACTACTTCTTTTTTAGGCTCAGCCTTTTTTGTTGCTTTTGTTTTCTTAGCCATGTTTACTCAATTTCCTTTTCTGTACCATCTGCTAAGACTTCTACTCTCTTACCATCTGCGTACTGTTTGTAAACTTTTTCATCAGCGACAGGTTCTTCTACCACTTCTTCGACTACTTCTTCAACAACAGCTTCTTTCTTATCTTTCTTAGCCATTATTCTTCCTCAATCTTTGCGAATTGTTCACCGATGATTGTACTCTTAACCATCTCTGTCTCAGCCCACGGAACAATAGTTCCTGATAGACCGGTAATGGAATCAGTTACACCGTTCCATGCGTATCCTGCTATCGCGTTAGGGTCGTCCCCTTCCTTGATATCTGCGTTAGGGACAACAATATCCCAATATCCGGATAGTCCATTAGGACTGCAAACAGTTCTAAATCCTACACATACACCAGTTGGGTCTACGTTAGGGTATACTTCGTAGCGTGCTACGTATACATCTGCCTGACATCCTGAGGCTCCGGAAACTTTTATAGTCAATATACTTGCCATAATATTTCACCTTTTTTTATCTTCGCCAATATTACTTACGTTTATATTTGCGCTTCGTTGCTTTCTTTTTACCTTTAGATTTTACTTTCTTGGGAAGTTTGGCGCCTTTAGGCGTCTCCTTCTCCCATTTCTTCGCCATCTTCGGTTTGTTCTTGTACATCCAAGCTCTCTGTTTCTGACTCTTGAACGGCATTTTCTTGCTCCTTTTGTAGTTCAGCTAGGTAAGCTTGCCAGTCTGGGACTAACTCATTTTCTTCTATGAATTTGTTTACAATCTCTGCATTCTGTTGAATTGCTGATTGCATTTCCATAGCTTGATTTTCTGTTTGTTGTAGTCTGTCACCCAACATTCTGGTTTGACCGACTAACCAATTCAGGTTGTCCATAGTCTGAGCTGGACCTTGACCTGCGTTAAAATCCTTTACCCATGCTTCTACTTCGTTCATACGTTTCTCTAGTCTTTTCAATGTTGCCATTATTTATCTCCTATGAACAGGCACAATCACCTGTACATATTTTCATTTGTATTAACTTATCCTTTGAGTATCTATTTAAAGCTTTCTCTTTCATATTTTCTATAATGTGTCCAGCTTTGTTAGGGTTCTCAGTATACCAACCCCAATCTCGACCGGGCTCGTTATAGATACTCTCGAATATAAAATGAATGTCAGGGTTGGAGTAACCAGCGTTGATTAACTCCATACCAATTATTTTATTTTCCTCGTGGCTGCTATGTCCACGCTCTATATTACGCTCTATGAGCTCTATTATACACCCCCTTAAGGGCATAATATAATCATTCTTAGTAGAGCTTATGTGCTTAGTAGAGCTTATCTCTTTATTATGTATCTTATCTAAGAGGTAAGCTATGCTTAGAGATACATTATGCTTTATCTCTAGTTCATCACACATATACTCAACAAAGTGACGATATGCTTTTTTACTTTTATTAGACTCGAACTCCTCAGTTCGTGGCTCAACAGCCATGCCATAGATTTCTTCTACAGACATCTTCATAACTTCATTAACAGTTAGCTGTATACACCACACACCAGTAGGTTCATTAGTTATTTTAGATATGTATTTAGTATTAGGTATCCTACGTAAACAGGCTACGCTATTGTTTATACATGCTTGGTCTAATGTTTTAAGTTTGTATTTCTTTTTTAAGAATGTCAAGTAGTTTCTTAGCATGTCTCTTTTGATAGTATCCGACAAGTCCACGTGGGAGTATAGGTCTATGTTCATTTGAAAGCCCTTCCCCCCTGTAAGATATATCCTTGGGATAATCCCGTTGGGTTTGCAGTACTGTCTTATAAATCTTCTTACGTCCATTAAACATTTTTTAATATCCTTTTCATCATCAAAATCAAACCATATAGTATTTATAATAGCTGAGTCATAGTTGGTTTTACCTTCTGTTCTATCTCGTGTGTCATCAAATACGAACACACTAGTGTAACAATTCTTCTTACCGTTAAACTCTTTTACTTTGTCTTCAAGTTGGTCGACGTTATAACATCTTCCAATTCTTGCAGGGATTCCAAATTCTCTAAAATACATTCTACTTTTTTCTCCAATATTTCTACTTTTTGTGTCCAATCTCTTGGGATGGCCATGATATCCACACCATCACACTGAGACCCATGCATAGCTACTACTAAAGCCTTTCGGTCCATAGCTATCAATTCACCTATGGTTTCACATACTGTTAGGTGTTCAGAGGGATTAAACCCATTAATCTTAAATTGTTTAAATGTACTGGCTGCGTCATTCCATGTGACCTTCACAATAGGACCAACACTACCTAGAGTTTCACCACTCCTATCTGTATTATCCATAGGGGTTCTGTCTCCTTTCTTATAACTCATTTTTTAGATTCCTCTGTAATATATTTTTTCCAGTCTTCAAACATACCAGCAATCATAGATAAATCGTTATCATGTTTGTAATACTTTGCGTTAGGTGGTGTTTCATTAACCATTACTGCGTTGTGTGGTCTTTCGAACAATACCCTATCGTGTGGTATCTGATTGTCTGCTAACCATTCTTTGGTTGCCATTACCCAATCTAATGAGTTAGGGCGTTTACACCAAATGGTTATCGTGTGGTCTTGTTTCTTTAACCACATCATAAAGTCTCTAACGTTGGTTAAAGGTCTGGCTCTTTCTACTTCAGTGTAGTCGTTACAGGGGGTACAAATTATACCATCCATTCCAAATACTAAATTCATTTCTTTATTTCCTTGTTTATTTTGTCAGCCCAATCTATCCATTTCTTTCCTATTACATCCCAACTATAACGTTCAACAGCGTGTTTACGGGCTGCTTTTCCAGCTGCTAACCTTTTGTCAGGGTTCTTGTAGTAATAATCTAATGCTTCAGCAATAGCTACTTCAGAAGCAATTGCTCTTTGTGGTGCTGCACGAGCAGGTGTATCCCACCACATATCTTTATAAGGTATTAATATACCTCTGTCATGTATGTCTGATTCTTCTAAGTGGTCTCTACCATTAGGTCCTACTTCATTATGGTGTCCACCCAATGGATACATAGGTACCTCCTCATTCTCTGCGTCATCACAAGCTATAAGTTCATAACCTGTAGTGTAGTTAGTTAAACATATTGGTACACCACAAGACATTGCTTCTAAACTTGGTATACCAAAGCCTTCACCAGCTGTAGGTAACACAAACACATCCATACAATTATATAAATTAGCCATACCTTCTTCTGATAAAGCTTCACCAGCATCTAGTGTTCCCATCAGTGGTGGCATGAGGTACTCTGCAACACCATATCTTGCTGCAAAATCAGGGAACTTCCATCCCATAGCATCATTCCAATCCATATGTAATAATAATTTACAATCATCTGGTGTTAACTTATTAGCATGTACGAACTGAGAAAAACCTTTTATTAAGCGTGGTAGATTTTTACGGTGTTGGTTTCTCGCAACACAACCTACTATGAACGCATCTGGTTTATCTTCTTTACCATACTTAGGATTGAGTAATGGTTTAAATAGTGTAGTGTCTACACCATGTGGTATATATGTGGTATCAAAGTCAAAGTCTTTCTTTAAACCTATTTGACCATAACGAGACATAGCTACACCGTAATCTACATTTGCTAATTGACCAGCCCATTCAGGTAATGATGGTTCTCCATCGTAAGGTATAATACAACCTAGTTTCCATGGTGGTCCTTTTAATACATCTTTAAATGCATTGTTAATCATCTTCTGTCTATCTTTAACACTAAATACATTACCCTTTTCGTCTTGTATTGGGAAGTTTATATGTGACGGATGTTTAGCATCAGTCATGTGTTTAAACATTTGAAAATCTAAATGTGCTAAAATTAAATCTGGTTTAAATTTCTGACACCATGGACCAAAAGATTTCTCTCCAAATTTTTCTTGGCCCGGATATAACATAGGAAGTAGTTCCATACTAGCTTCTTTCTCAGTTTGTCCTAATGGCCAAGGTGTATGCCACATTGCGTGTTGTTGATTCTGACACCCACCATATCCTATGTGGTGTCCTTGTTTACTAAGCAACGCAGCTATGTTCTTAGTGTTTGTACCAAAACCTGTTGGAGCCCAAGGGCTATCTGATACTGGCATAATTCTAAGTTTACCTTTCTTAGCTGGTACAAAATTATCTACCTGCGACATTCTGCCGACTGTGTCTTGTGTATTCTGTTGGAACATTACTACCTCTATTGTTTTATAGCTATTATATCTTTCTTGTTAACAATAACGGTTCCCTTATCTCCTGTAAGGTATACAAAATTTTCATCATCATTCGTTATCATTCCTCTTCCTACTTTCGTTCTTTCTTCTTCTCGCCAAACCACTTTGACTTCTGCGTCCGACAAAAATGCCGACAACGGTTTACTTTCTTTTTCATCCATTATATCACTTCCCCCGAAGGGTAGGAGCAGCAAACGTGCTGTCCTTATTATATTTCATCTTCATTAGTATATAAAGTTATCCCTAGAGTTTCTCCATATTCTTACCTACTTGCTGTACTTGTTTAGCAGTAGCATTGCTCATAATTCTATTAGCTAAATGAGAAACTATGACTACATTACCCATAGTGTACCCTTTATCTGGTATCTTTTTATGTAGTGTTGGTGACTCGTCAACTGGTCGACCTGTACCTGTAACGAATGTTTTACCCAACAGAGGGTCTCGGTTGTCCTTAGGCCATATACTTTCTACATATTCTGGTGTTATGTCTACTTCATATCCTTTTTGTTTTTTCAAACTGATATTGTTAGATGCCCATCTTCTTCTTGTTTGGTATCTTTTTCTATCGTTCTTTCGTGTACATTCTTTACACCAACACGATTTACCATCTAGGCCTCTTAATAACCACCTCTTTTCCCAAAACTTAAAAGATGGGGGGAAGTCTTTGTTACACTTAGTACACTTCATACCCACTCCGCTAGAGTTTGTTGACTCTTATCTAGTAATGTTATAGGTGGTTTTTTCTTTACATAATCTTTGAGACCAAACTTAATTAGTAGATTAGATATAGTATCCCAATAATATGTGATGTCTATTTCTTCTACTGATTTGATTTGTTCTTTTAACCTGTAACCTTCTTTAGTCTTAGCATAGAAGTAAGTAGTTCCTTCTGATGGTTCTAGACCTATTTGCTTTCCGAGATTCATTAGTGTTACTGTTAAGTCTGTGTCTGACTTATACTCATCATAGCCTCTATTCATAGAACGACGCATTATAAAATCTTCTAAAACATACTCGTCCAGCTCGTATAATTTATCTACAAATGAATTTGTAACGGTGTTATTTAATCGGGCATCTGATAACCTATCTAACACCTTGTTATAGAATATAGAGCGGCTCTTTGATTTGAATGTGCTTCCATGTTTCGTAACACTACCATCCAAGTTACGCAATATATAATTACCTACTTGAATCCATACACCTTCTTTGAACACATCTTTATCCATAGCAATGTGTTCTGCTTCAGCAAAAGGTAGATGATACTTTAGTAGCTTTCTTAAACGATTAGTTAACCAATCGTGGTCCACATCAACATTAGTATTAATCCCATCTGTATGTACATATACCACAGAATCTGGCCCATATCTCGCACGGATGATATCGACACCCGCCAAGAGTAACCAACGGGCAACTGCAGTAATAGTAAGACCGACGCCCATATCGCCGTAAGAAATATAAGGATTAGCATTGGCACCATAGAATGTATTCACCATTATTTTAAGAGCATTAGACTTGCTCTTATCCTCTTTACTTGTGCCAAGTTTATAAGGCTTTCGCATCTCTTTGAATTCATTACACATGGTATATAAACAGCTCTTCTTATCTATATCTATATTAAGCATCAAACGCTTACCAACTTTGTTATCTGGCACATAAAGCACACCATCCTTATATTCTATGTCAGGTGTATAGTCATCATACCCTATGATTCTTGTGGTGTCAGGACCTAAGTTGAGAGCCATCGCTATAGAGGGATAATACGAACTGAAATCTACCTTGTAGTTCTCAGCTTCAAAGCCCTGTCTATACAATTCTATATGTGCAGCCTGATAATTACCTTTATCAAATCTAAAGATATCAGGATGACGCTCTTTGTTTCTATCAAGCGCCACTATGCCCTGCTCGAATAAGCTCCTCCCCTGCAATATTTTCGTAATATAGCTACTGGGGGCGTTAACATAGGTGGCCAGTGGTACACATAGAACCTCTGCTACGTATTGAATTTGTGGGAAGTAGTGGTTATACATAAACATTGTACAGTCAACATCTGATAGGACATAATCGTGGATTTCCTCAAGAGAGTAATCCATCAGTGTTTTGGTTGCGAAGTCGAGCTCAATAGGATTGAGACCGAATGCCTCCGATACTTGTTTAAGACCACGTGGTAAACCCGATAGGGAATAGTCGAGCCTTGCCCAGCGTAGCAGGTCTAATATAATGCGACCACCAGCGTTCATCTTTAGTTCTCTGTTGTCTTTAGGTGGTTCAAACCCCCAGTCAGACCCATCTCGGTTGAGATGTTTTTTATATTGGGTTTCGTTTATATGATTGTACCTAACTCTGTGTAGTATTTGCGGAATATCATACCCCACCAAATTCCACCCCGTAATAATATCAGGGTCATAGTCTTGTACATAATTAGCGAAGTCCCATAACAATTGCTTATCATCTTCTTTCTCGTTGTCCCATAGGAACACTTTGCGTTCTCCGGTGGAAGTTACAATGCCGATAGCAACAATGGGGTACTTTTCTCCAAAAGGAAAAGTCCCATCGGGGGAGTGTGTTTCTATATCAAACACAAGGCATTTTACATCTTTGTCGTTAGGGTAATCTGCAAAGAACGTTGGATGTTCTATGCATAACCTTTCGAGTAATGCTTCCCTTCCACCATCGAAGAGTGCGTGACGAGGGACGTGGTCCCTCCCCGGTATATAGGTGTGTTTCTTTAAGTTGACAGTCTTATCTGAAGCTATCAACTTCTTTGTCTCCCCATGTTCGTCCTCAGTATAGAAGCATGGCTTGTAAGGAGAAGGCACAGCTTCGGCTTCTCCGTTTCTATACATCTTGACCATCAAAGATTTATCTTTTAAGTTTATGGTTCGTTTGTTAATACTGGCTATGAGTGGTACTTTCATTCTTCTTCTTCCTTTTCAGCATCCCAAAATCTTATCAGTTGAGTAGCTTCTTGGATAGCTCTAGCCCACCCTCTGTGGACCTTTGCTACTTTCTCCATATCACTACTCTCATCAGAGGTTTTAATCTCAGGTTCAAATTGTCCTGCCATATCCCAGTGGTAGTTGGCAGCTGCGGTTAGAATCTGAACCCACTGCTCTTTCTCATCATTAGTGTTAACAGTTAATGTGGGTGTAGACGATGCGGCAGTTTGTATTATGGTCATTGTCCTTCTCTGTATGCCTCTGCTTCTTCAGGTGTCATTCTATTGAATAGTTTATCCATGTTGTTGACCATCAGTTCTGATATCTTGATGTCGTATACGTCACACAACCTTTGTAGATACCATAGTACATCACCTAGTTCATCTATGATTAGTTCTGTGTTGTCTACTCTATCTCTGATTTCTTTTTTGTATGCTCCGCCTACTTCACCAGCTTCATTCATCAAACCTATCATTAGGTATTCTTTCTCTCTTCTTTTTGGATACTTAGCTGTCCTTCTTGTGAAGTCTAAGTATGTTGCTTCTGTTCCTTTTACCATATATTTAACTCCTCAGGGATTTTATGGAGGACCCTGTTCCTCTCAGTAGGAAGATATCTATAGACTAAGTCAGCTTTCTGGTCACTCTGTATGACCCATGGCTTGACTATGATTAAGTCATTCTCTCTACACCACATTCTCTTTTTCAGTTTACCACCGATTCTAATCATGCGGGTTTTATTATCTGCGCACAAGGCTCTCATCCTAGAACCACCTGACATCTCAACTACAACAGCGAATTGTTCGTCACCCTTAGGTAACTTAATTCTCTTCGTAAAACTTTCTGACGGCGTCTTCTTCTTCATCAGTATAATCTCCTTCTGCTTGGGTTAGAAAAGACTCATAGTCTTTAATCTCTGCATCCTTTGCACTTTTAAATACATCAGGATAGTCAGCGCTACTAACCTCTAGCGCTGTCTTTGCTCTTTCACCCAGCTCAACGTTGTCCCCACTAAACGGGTCAACAACTTTGATACTGCCACAAGAGCGCCCAATGTATTCGTCACTGATTTCACTCCAGTTCTCTCTAACAAACTCTTTCGTTTCTCCAATTAAATCACTCCAATTTATTTTTGATACAGGCTCATTGATAAGAGGACTCTTATAGTATAGTGTTCTCTTACCATCGTCTTCACTCTCTAAGAACCCTGTCATCAGTAAGCCCGATAGAACAGGTCTCAGTTTAGTAAACGGCAGCCCGACTGCTTTAGCAGCTTTTTTCAATTCATTCTCTGACATCTTAACTGTCTCACTGTCAGCAAAACCAAACTTATCTAGTCTTGTCTCAGGGAATAGTTTAAGTATGTCTGTCCCATGACTTGGCATATGTAGACACTCTTCTACAAATGAGTTGAGGTAAATGCGTAAACCGAGCCAGTTATGTTTAGGTGTAACTAACCCATACGTCTTACCATCTTTCTCAGTTCGTATAATTTCATCAGGATAGAAACGAGCAATAGCATTAATAAATCTTAATAGGTATTGCACCTTCGACCTTGATACAGGAAATGCTGATGGTATAGCATCAAATAAGAATGGTGCACAAGGATTCTTTAGAATGGTAGCGTCATCTTCATCTCTTTCGTTGACTGCTCTTTCTATGTGTGCCTTGAGTTCATCCATCTCTTCATCTGTCATATTAGATATACTACTAGTTGGTAGTGCTGATGCTTTCAGCTTATGTCTAAGTACTCTCTCAGTTTGTTTGACTGTTGGGTTAGTATGCATAATCATACATCTTCTTTCTAACTCTGCGTCAAAGTAAGCTGAACCTTTGTCGTTCTCTACTGCAACTGCCATGATGACATACTTAGGCCATAACCTTTGTGTTACTGCCATGTTTATGGTTACGTCAGTCTTCTTACGTTCAGCTGGTCTACCATCTGCCCATGTCTTTATTATTTCCATAACACCTTCAGGTAACTTCTGTGCCTCAGGTATAGCAATAAACCGAGCTCTGTTAATTTCATTCTCAGTATACCATACTGCTGTCTCAGACAAATGTTCTATGGTATGAACATATCCCTCAGGTAACAAACTCATTATAGCTTCCATCAATACTGTCTTACCTGTACCACTGTATGCTTTGATACAGAAGTTAGTGTCTTCTAACAGGTATGATACTGACGATGTTAAAGCTAAGGCATCCTCTCCCAATATGGGAAACAAAGTACCATCTGGTTTCTTTGCATTGTGGAAATACCTAAGTAAATCGTGTAATTCAAATTTTTTCATTGTTGTGTTATTTTCCTATAAAGCATATAAAAGGCACCTAGTATAGGGCCATCTACTATCATTATTATTGTTATGTATTCTATTAAATCCATTTCTGCCTCGCGTTCATTAGGTTGAGTGTGTTGTGTTCACAAAGTTTAACTGCATATTTCTTAAGTTCTTTTTCTGCAATAGCAGGGAACCTATCCTTTAATAATAGATATAAATCTATCATTGTCATAGGGTCTCCGTTTTTATCCTTAAGGAATTCTACAATCTCTTCGGGAACCAACCATGTATAGGATTGTTCTTCACTATTAGTTAGACTTGGTCTAAACTTCTCAGCTACAAACATTTCTATCTCGGTTGGGTTGATTGAATAACCGTTGGTTGACTTACCTGTGGTAGTCACAACTTTACCTTTTTGAAATTCAAAAACTACATCAGTAGGGTTCATTCCATTCTCTATCATTGTAGCAAACAAACGTTGACATAACGTATGTGATGCTATTGTTAGTGTTAGATGTTTGACTTGTTTATCTTCTCCAACGTATATACCATAGGTAAATTCATTTATCTTAGGTGTTCCGTTTTTACAGAAGACACACTCACCTTCTTTAGCCCAACACTTGTTGCGTTTCTTTGTAGTCGGATTCCAATGCTTTACCCTATGTATAGGTGCTATAAAGGCAAACTGCCCCAAAGCTGTCATTGAGTCGTTAAGCCACACTCTCGAACTTCGGGGTGATTGTATCCAATCGTCGTATTCACTCATTCTATTTCTATTTTCTTTGCTGACGTTTTCTCTTTCTTTTCTATAACTAAATCGAGTATACCATTTACCATAGTAGCTTTGGTTGACTCTGGGTCTAGTTCGAACTTAAATGTTTCTTCCCATCTAAAGTTCTTTCTATCAGAGTTAGCTGCAATACTTACAGTTCTACTACTAACTTCTACATCGACTTGTTCTTTATCCAACCCAGCTAGTTCAGCTGTGATTGTGATAGTTCCGTTCTCTTCGTTAACTGAGACATCTTTGCGACCCAACGTAGATAAAGCGTGTTTACCTGATGGGACTTGTTCTATCTGAGATAGTAAGTCCATCCACATATCTAGCATTCTGTCTGCATCTCTGCCATACATACTCAGTCCTCCATTGTTGGTGCTGAAGCTCCTTCTGTTCTCTTCATTAATCTGAAGTAGGGCTTGTTGCTACCTTCTTTCCAATAGGTATTTCTGAACATAACGAATTCGTCACCACCCTCAGATTTACCTGAGTAGTATACGTTTCCGTTCTTGTCTGTGTTCCGGAACAATCCGGCTTGGAGTTCTAAACTATTTTTTTCTGCCATTATTATTTCCTCCTTTCATTATCCGTGCATATTGGTTGAGGATTGCACAGCTATCCCTTTGACATCAATCTCTAATAACTTCTCGCCATATGCTGAGATTAATTTGTCTAGTGTTTCATTAAAGAAAGCTCTAACATCTATATCTTCGTTAGGTGCTACCTCTAATTGAAATGTCCCGATGCGTAAAAGATGTGTCATCTTAGCTGCATCCATCTTAGCTGACATCAAATCAGCTGCCATATCTACCATCATTGGTTGGGGTTCAGAAGATGAATCTGTCATCTATGACCTCCAACTTGATTAATATTTTTCTTAGGTTCTTTACCATTCCTTGTGTCTCTCCGATTTTGTTTTCCAAATCATCAAAGCGTTGTGACATCTTATCTATTCGGGCTAAGATATCCTCCACGTTCTGAACAAATGGAAACCAATTACTTTCGTTTTGATACGTTTCGTTTCTTCTGCGAATTTCTTCCGCCCATCTTGTGTGGTGGTTTACTTCCGCCTTTCTGTCTTCTTCTATTGTCATTGTTTTGATTCCTTTTTAGTTGTTTCATGAGTATTTTGTTCTTACGTGGGTTCACATGATAACCCTGTCCTGTCCAACCATCTACATAATATCGGACATATCCCATCCAATAATCTCGACAGTTTTCCTCAGTTGGTTCTAATCCTCTCATTACACATTTTTCTTTGAGGCGTTGAACCATCTTGTTTGTCTTACCTTTAGACCATATACGGTCAAAGGCTTCCCATCTCTCATTCATATTTGACCTCCGATAACAGTATAACATTGTTGGCAATATGGATTACCATTGATATCTCTATACCTTATATATCTAGAGTCTAACTTACATTTACATAGACCACAGTTCATCCGAACATACTCCCTGAGTAATCAGTGTTGTGTTCTGGCACAGGTAATGAATCTTTCATCATGTCCATAGCACCTGACTCTTTGGCTCTCTTTATCATTAACTCTAAAGTTTTGACATAAGCCATGACTGCTACTTGTTGTTGTCTATCTAACTTATATGTTTTTGTAATCTTTGTTAAGTCCCTACCCACATACATAATGTCGATAGAGTCCATCGCTTTTACTAATGTCTCATACGAGAACAACTCTTCTTCTGTGAGAAGTTCTTGTATATTAAGGTGAGTCTCTTCGTCACCTATCATTTCTAAAAAGCGTTCTATTATTTCAGTCATGATTACTCCACAATTAGTCTGTCTAATCTGTAAGCTCTAGCGTGTTGCTTGAACTGAGACGTGTATTGTTTTAGGTTGTATCTATTATCTTTACCTACAACATAGAACTTACCTGCTTCAGACATTCTTATGTCTTCCGGTAAGATTTTCCTAACAGACTCAGAATCCTTCTCATGTTTCCATGAGTTGAACTTGAATTGAGTCCTGTTTACAGGGTTGTATCTGATACTAACCTGCTTGTGCTGTCCTGTCTTTTGATAATGCTTTACAGCATCCATCAAAGCGTTGATTTGTTCTGTTCTTTTCATTTTAATCACCTTGTATATCTCCCATAACTACAGAGTATATAAAGCTTTCGCTCCATAAACTGAGACCTGTAAAATGAGAATAGTAATTGTATACTGAGAGGGTAGATAAAGGGGTTGGTCTACCCAAAATATATCCCACTCGTCTAACGGGTTTTGTCCTTGCATACTAAACATATCCTTTTACCATCGAGATTCCAAAAGATAGCTCTGCTATCACAATGCATACAATAAGACGTGGTCATAATTCATTTAACATTATATTAAATAATGCCCATATTAACATTAGTGACCCTACGGTCATATAAAATAGTATCCATGCTTCTGCTGGTATTGTTCCTTTACTTTTCATTTGTTTTTTCCTTTTCTGTGGTTTGTAGTGTGGTATTGTTTTCCAACACTCATCACATAAATATGCTTTGAGGTGTGGTTCTTCACTCATATAGTGTATTTTACATCTGTTACAGTTGTGCCACATAGCTTTATAGTATGTGGGTTTAACTGAATTCACCTGCGACTTCCATGTATTTTTTAGTAGCCATCACTACAGGCTCTTGTAATTCTTTAGGTATAAAATCTAAACCATCCATACCATTTTCTATATCTTGATAAAATATTTCTAAGTAAGCACTAAAGTTATCTGATATGTAATGATATCCGTTTGCTACATCCTCATCATAATCTCTTATAAAGTTTATTATTTGGAATGCTCTACCCAAAGACCTAGCGTGTATCTCACAACGTGGGTGACACCCTAATATCTTTGACATCATCATACCAACTGCCTCAGCTGAGCCTTTACAGTATTCTAACATTGATGCTATGTTGTGTTCTTTCTTAGTTAAGTCTGAATACATACTAACGTGGAAGTCAGCTAACCATTGACCATCGAACTGATACTTGTCACTTACTTCGTAGAACTGTTCTATAACATCTCTCCATTGTTTGAAGTCTGCTAGTTCAGCACCTTCAACCATCTCATCACATACTCTGAGGTATGCATATAGTTTGTAAATATCTTCTTTGATATCATCTGGCCACGCATCTAAACATTCATAGAATGTAGTGCTATATTCTTTCATTATCTCTTTCATTTCTTTTTTATCCTTACTTTCTTTACAGGTTTTCTTTCTATAATCTTATTGAAGTCTACGAACATACCACCTTTCTCTGCTGAGGGTGGTAGTGTGTAACCTTCGTATGGTATTTTTGTTGCTCTCTTTTTCATAGTGCCTCTTCGTATAGTTTTTGTAAGTTCCATCTCAACGGTGCTTTAAGTCTCTCGACGATGTAAGCGTGTTCGTCAAACCATGACCACTTAACTGATTTCTTATCATATGCCTTACTATATAAGTATTTCGCTTGTGAAGGGGTTATAGCGTAGGTTTTCTTATTTCGGAACTCCTCTCTTCGGATTAATATAAAACTTAGTCCACCTGCTCGTTCTAACTTATTACCTTCAGCTATCTGATGCTTAGCAATAGCGGGAGTATTACCATAGTATAGAGGAAAAGAAGTAAGATTCCTAGAAGTTTTAGCCTCAAGCATAATTGGTCTACTTCTGTAGACTGTAAAGAAATCGGCTGGTTGCTTTTCTGCAACAGCAACTTTAACGAATCTGTTGATGTCATTTGTATCTTGTATCCTGAACCACCATATGTGGCGTGAGCTTTTCAAACTTCTTCTAATTTCGTTTTCGAAATTCTTTCCTGTATCTTTTCTTCCCATTAATCCTCATTAAGCAAATATAGTGGTTAGTATAGAGCCCCTAAGTGCTTAACTAATCAAGCTCTATATAGTATGCTATATTATATCTCCCCTTTAGAGATATATAAAGCTTTGCTAAGTGGAGCTTAATACAAACTAATAACTGCTATCCCCCATAATATTAACAAGACTAAAATAATACCCTGAGATATTATCTGTGTCGTGAGTAATGCTTGGTCTATATCATCTTCATGTTGCATAAGATACATCTCCCTTTGCCGAATCCATCCTCAGCTATAGATATTCTCTTACCACAGCTGATACATTGTCTCTCAGTTAGTGTCATTAGTATTCTGGAGGATGCATTTGTTTTAATCCACAGTATGGACACTGTATCTGTTTGAGTGGAGGCATATCATAAAGATTTTCTCTACACTTTTTATTAAGGCATTTCATTCTTTTGACATTCCTCTTTGTCTGTTCATCTCATCAGTTAAAATTTTATGAGCAAACTCTACTTCTTCTCTGTCAATCTCTAAGTTTTCCTCAGCACGTGCATAAACCATTTCTCGGACCATCTTAATTGATTCCTTTATTGATTCATTGTCTGTGGTCTCAGCGATGTAGAAGTCTAAGTCATCCATCATCATACGTGCTACCTTAGGTGAACACCAATCATGAACTATCTTCATGAAGTGTATTGCCTCAGCTTTATTGGTAGGCATCCATACCTCCCTCATCCTCTGGGACTTCCCATAGTCCTTGTTCTACTAACTCAGCCAACCATCTATCTTGTTCTTCGATTGGTGCCTGATAGTATATTAGTCCTGCTATCTCATGCACTGCTGTAAGCAGTTTATCTGTGTATTGGCTCATTTTTTATTTGCTCCATATTTTCTAGGTCGAAGTGTTAACTTCTTTTTGCTAAATCCAAACATAGCATCTAGTTTTACAATTAATTCTCTTATCATTTTTCTTTCTCCGTTGGCCAATAGTATTCATACTCGTTTATGATTGTGAGGTCCGTTTGTGCATCGTAATCGAAGTGCTGTTTATAAAAGTCGTAGTCCTTACGTAATAGGTTCATTCGATGTGACTTGTGCAGTTCCGGATAGCCTAACCATTGAGGGTATACTATTGGCCCTTCTATGTCGTATAGTTGCATCGTGTTGTTATATCCACGTGCAACCCATTCTTCTATCATTATGTTAGTATAATGTTTGAGTGCGTTCTCGTAACCAACCCACATTAAACGTGCGGGGTGGTTAAGCCAACCTTTCTTATTGTAGTCTGGACTGAGTGAGTTGATGAGCTGAAGGCCCTCGACTCTCTGCTTACCTAGACGACGATAGTCTAGTAGTTT